CGCGTAACTTTTTACCAACATGGGCTCTAATCTCTCTTATCGGTAATGTATTGCGTACCTGCTTTAGAACTGCACTGACCATATCTCCGCCCTGATTAACTTCAACTAGTAATGAATCTGCTTTGTATTGGTCAAATAGTTCTACTGCTCGTTTAGCCCATTCCAGCGGTGAGCCTTTTATTGTTCCGTCATAAATCACATAACCATGTCCGCCTGTATCGCAACCAGCAACAATGATTCCTGTTTCATCGCTTGATTGTGTGTTAGTTACAGCGGGGTCAATGCTTACAACAATTCGGCTCATTGGTGGCTGTGTAGATACGCGGTTTCTATCAATCAAACCTCTTGTCCATAACGCACCCTCCTGGTCCTCCAGGATTTCGCCATAGAGTTCCTGCCTACCTAAACGAGTGCCGTTATATCGGGCTTGTAGTTCCAATAGAGCGCTTGGGGCTAGGTTCTTAGCATTATCAAAGGTTGAGCCTCGTGTGATGGCTACGGTGCCATCTTCGCGCCCTGAGAGGGTTCTAATCAGAGGCGTAGGGCGTGGAGTTGTAGTTACAACGATTCTTGGTTTTTTTCCTAAGCGCAATCCAAATTGTAATTGATGCCACGCATCTTCATAACGGTATGCGGCTAACTCATCACACCAAGCGCCATGGTGCTGAGGTCCACGGAATCTATCGGGTTGGTCTGCGGAGAATAATTTTATTTTGCTCCCGTTAATAAGTTCTATCTCGCCATTGCTACGGTTGTAATGTGAAAGCGCATGATAACGATTTAAGATGTTGATAATTCCTGATTCACCTTCAGCGCAGGTATCTCTTGCATCTGAGAATGTAGGCGCAACAATTGCCCATCTTGTTTCAGGGTTTTCTATCGCTTCCCATGCTAACCATTCGGCGGCTGTTCTTGTTTTACCTGCTCCACGACCAGCAAGGTAGAGCCAAATGTTCCACTCACTGTTGGGCGGTAACTGCTCTTTTCTTGCGAGTCTTTGCCAAATTATTCGGCTTGCTCGTATCTTGGAGTTCAGGGAGGGTTGTAATGTCGGCGGTAATTCCTTCAATGTAGTCAATAATTCGGGCGATTTGGATAACTTCTGCATCAAGGCTTCCATGTCCGTCATAGTTCACCACCTCCGCTTGCACCTTCTTAGGCGCATCTAGTCCTAGAAAATCTGCTCTCTTTTGCATAATGCGTAACACCATGTCTGCACTGCGCACATTACCTTGCAATGCTGATTGCCAGTAAACAGATGTCATCTCATCTAAGCGGTCTAAATCAGCCTGTAAGTAATCCTCTGCGTTTAATACTTCTACACGCTTGAGGGCTCTGCGATATGCCTTCTGCGCTCCTGCAATGGTTTCGTATCCAAGTTCTTGTGCAATGCTGGCAAATGTCATTCCATGCTGATGGCGTAGTTCAAGCGCACGATTCTCACGCTTTAGTTGTGCTAAGCCATCTTTTTCCAACATGTTGTACAAATTATCTCATAAATTATATTTGCACAAATTAAGACTAAATTTAGTGTTAAATGAATTACGCTTTAGAGGCGTAGCAGTTGCAGTTACTCCCTGGGGCAATGACAGTCATACAACGAGAGTAATGCTCAACAGTAATTTTAGGTTCTTCTTTTTTTGGCGCGGCTTTCTTCTTTGGTAATTCTTCATTGACCTTAGAAACGACTTCCGTGACTATTTGCTTAGCGCTCTTGCGTGGCATCTTTGGGCTCCTTGTAATGATAGGTCATGTAATGTACCTGAAATTCTTTTGAAGGGTCTGTTTTGTCCGATACGCTAAAGGTTGGCTGTCCTGTACAAAGAAAGCATCTGAATGTACGCATCAGTCAAAGATTTTCTCTCCTAGTGCCAACGATATGCGGGCATCTAATAAATCATCAATGCTCTTTTGTAATAGTTCTTTTTTGCGCCATTCCATGCGATTGCCATACTCATCAATTTTAAGCATGTCATTGATGTGTTTGATTGCTTCATCAATATCAGCAATCGTGACATCATCGGTTATCGCTAGTGACATGAGCAGATATTAGAGTTTTTTCTTTTTGTCCGCCTCAAGTTCCTCTATGAGCAAATCAATTAGATTCTCTAGTTTGAAAGCCAATGATTCCTTGCCCTTCTCCCGTAACTTTTCAGCCATCAGGTTTAGGGCAAGTCCTACTTCAGGGTCATCTTGAATCATTTGGTATGTCTTTTAGAAAGTCTAATAACTGGTCCACCCGCACAACATCAAAGCCGTCTATGTGATGGTGATAGTCATTTGCAAACGCCTGTATTTCGCCAATGATTTTTTGGCGCGACTGTAATTCCAGCGAGCGCAACATTACTTGCATTGTTTCTAAATCAGCCATTACGAGCGTCACGCTTTGCTTTGTAATTCATTACATCTTCGCGCTTGTAATAAACATTACGACCAGCCTTTTGTACCCACACCAATGATTTACGGTGTTGTATCTGTCGTAAGTTATTCATCTTGATGCCCAAGATTTCTGCCGCTTCTGCGGCGCTTACCAAATTATCTTCTACCATGGTTCAGACCCTCCTGTATTTGTTTGTGTTTTGTTTTTTGTAACTTTCGGAACTACACCAATTTCTGATGCACTGATTTCCATTTGTGATTTTTCTATACCGTTTTTGTCGGTGTAAGTATTCAATTTTAGCGAGCCGATAACAATTACTTCATCGCCCTTTTTTAATGTTTGGGCTATTGCTTCTGCGCTCGCACCAAATTTGATTACGCGATACCAATTCGTTTCGCCATCTACCCATTCTCCGTTTTTCTTAGAACGCGGTGTATGTGCTAACGAGAATGACGCTAACGATAAATTATCTGCACCAACTGTTTTTAATTCGGGGTCGTTACCCAACCGCCCTCTAACTCTTATTTCCATTAGTCACCTTCCATGAGAACACCTGTTGTGCCATCATCTAGTAGTAATACTATTGACCCGTCAGGTCTTACAAATGGATATTCGTGCGGCTCTCTCCAACTTGGAACGGTCCACCCTTTATCCTCTGCATAAGACGGATTCAAGTGAATACTATCAGTGCGTAAGTTATGACAGCCGTGATGTATGCGAATTAAATTACTGGGCGTGTCTTTGCCGCCCCTGCTTTTCAATTTACGGTGATGCAATGCCATAGAAGGTAGAGCGGGCTGACCGCATACTTCGCAGTAATCGCCCGCTCTTTCTTCAACAATTTTTACTACTTTTTTGTCCAATTATTCCTCATCATCTTCAACCCATTCTTCAGGGTCTATATCGGGCGTTACAGGCTCCCAATGATTAGGAAAAATAATAGACATCAGTACCAACCACCTCTCCCGTTTTTATCCGCTCTTGAAAGCCAAGATTGTAATGCTCCGCATGGGGTTTTGTAACGCGATTCTATGTAGGTCAATCCCCATTGAATCTGCCCATGTGGGTTCTTCAAGAACTCATCAATTTGCTTCTTTGTGTTGTGCTTCATGTGCCTTTGAGGAATTCCGTAATCATGCGTGGGTGACTTTGCCTTGTAGTTCCACGCTGATTCTTTGCCCCAAAGGTGAGCCAAACACTGCCATTGCTTTTTTGCACTGGGAAAGCGTTTACTGACCAAATGTTTTGCGTAATCTTTCGGCTCCATAGAGGCTACGATAAATTGACGCTTCTCTTTGTCGGTCATTACGGGTGCGTGCGCGTGAGATGGCGCAATGGCAAATCCAACCGCAACAGCGGCTACTAAAAGGATTTGCTTGTTAGGGGTAACTCTTAGCCCCTGACTCCTAACGCCTCACATACTTTGCAAAGAGCATCAACCACTTTCCATGCTCCGCACTTACAACGAGATATTTTGTGGTCCATAACTTACCCCTTTCAGGTTATTTTTTGGACACCGTTAGTGTATCGCCAACCCCGCAGGGTTAAGGAAAATTTTACTGTGAAATTTGCCGTTAGGTTCTACCAAACTCACGACCCGTTCATGCACGCAGGTTCCATGGTCCATAAATTTGTTATAGGCGTTCACTGCATCTACCGCATTATCGTAATGTTTTGCCCATTCCTGGACCCCATCGGCTATGACCATTAATACATAAGTTGTTCTCATTATTTGCCTCCATGTTATTTCTGTTGTTTTTATTGTTAATGTTTTTGTCATTGTTTTTGCATCTTTCATGGGTATAAGAAATCTACGCAGAACTGTGACATCTCGCCTATTGGCACTTTGCACTCACTGGGAGTTGTAATGTTCATTAACCAGGAAACAAACAACAAGATTGCTAGGGCTACAACAAATCGCCCTCTGCGTGTCAGCCTCCATGTTTTAGTTGCCTTTGCCATTTGCCGCCTTCTTTCGGTAGTAGTCGTTACTCCAACACCAATCACATTCGGCAATGAATGTGTCTAGGTCTTTGTTCAGGTGAATCATAAGCCTGTTTGCGTATCCGCCATAGGAGCCACACCAAATACATCTTGGGCGGTCATCTGTTAGTTCTCCCATTATCTTGCCTTGTAAATAGCAATAGTCACAGGATTGAACCCTGCAATCTTCAAGGCATCTTCAACTGCCCATTGAGCCTGTTCGCGTTGCATTGCATTAACCATGGACTTGGATTTGCCCTCAGGAATTGCAAAGTTGTTGTATTCAACTTCCAGTTCTATCTTGAACTTCATACGGTTGCCTCTGCTTCTTCGTAGGGAAATTCTCTAACTTTGATATGCGCCTCTTTAACAGCCATTACGCATTTCATGCAGATTGCGTTACCGCTTGCATGTTGTATGCCATAGAAGGTATTAAAGTTGCCACACAAAACACATGGTTTCATCGTTTTACCTCCACTGGAATGGTGCAGTCACATGGAACTACATCGCAACCATCATCATCGTTGTATGCCACATAACCTTTGCCGTAACACATCATGCACTTGAGTATTGGTGTTGTCATCTTATTTGCCTTCTTTCTCTAGTTGGTTGTGTTGCTGTAAGTGGTTATCTATCAAACTCATCTGCCACTCACTATTTCTATCAAACTCTGCTCCGCACTTAAAACAAACATAAGCAAACTGTGTGCTTTTGTATCTCATTATGCACACACTCCATCTGCCTGTATGCGATTGAGTAGCGCTGGTTCATCAACCAAAATGATTGTGTGCTTGCCATCTAGTGTGTATTTGATGCCTTGCTCTGTAAGATACAAACGCATCTTGAGCATTGCTACCTCTGCGCGGTCAAGATTGCCAAAGTATTTAAGACCGACAACCTTGTATGCAAAACCATATCTTGCGTTTGCATCGCGTGTATAAATTCTTGCAGTTTGAAAACCGCAATTGATGAAAGAGTGCCTTGCGTCTTGTGTGTAAAACCTAAGACCTGCTTTTGTAACAAGTGCTTTTGCTGTTGGTGTTGATAGGGTGTTCATTATTTTGCCTCCATTTTGAAATAATCACTAATACTTGGCACTTCTGCCAAACGCTCTTGGTCTGCCGCAATTGCTTCTTGCTTTGCTTTTTCGGCTTCTTCGCGTGTATTAAAAGTAAATACTTGTGAATAACTGTCTAAAACATTTATCCATAATTCATAACGATTATTGTTTTGCTTGATTGTGTATCTCATTTACTGCCTCCATGTTTTAGGGGGTCTGTCTGACCCGTTGGTATAAGTATTACGGATTTTTGGGAAAGTTTCAAGGACCTTTTATGAAATTGTTTTTGGGCGTGTCTTAGCAACCTGCCTTTGGGGTAAGTTTTGCAAGTAGTTGGTGCAGATGGTCGGTGTTGTTGCCCTTCGCAATGTATTGGCTTACTAACATTCCCAAAAAAGCCGCATCGTTGTTATCAATTTTTACGCCCATACTTTTCAATGCACACTCTCTTGAACAAATTTCGTACTTTGAGGTATGTACGCGGTTTGATTTCCATTGGCGCTTGCCGCACTCATCGCATTGAAATGTGGTGTTGTCATAATACTTCCAAAACTTATTTTGTTTTGCTTCTGTTTGCTTCTGCAATAAATCAATCATTTTTTCTGGGTTGTATTCCTCGCGTGAAGCATTTACAAGAAAATTTGTAATATCTGCAAATTCTGCAACTGTGATTACATTTGTTAGTCTGTGTGTTGTAGCCATTTGGTGCCTTGCCTTTCTGTTGGGGTCCTAATGGACCGAGTAACAGAAGTATTACTTATTTGTAGCAAACTTTCAAGTATTTATTTTAGAAATCTTTTTGGGCGTGTCGCTTTAGAACATCTGTTCTAATTCATACGCGCCTACGCGTATATCTGCCCCTATTCGGGCTCCATAGGCTTTCTCAGCCACGATTGATACCACCTGCCCATCATCTACATAGGCGATGGCTGTTAGCCCGTCTAGGACCGCCCTAATCAGTTTATCCAGGTCAGGAGCAACCGAGGGCATAGGGCGTTTTACGGTTCTTGGTTTTTGTAAATAAAATTTTATTGAAATTTGAATTGGGTCAGTTAATGGGCGAGCGCCGTGTTGTCTTGCAATCAAACCAATCGCACTACGCCATGCGGCAAGTTCAGAACCTTTACTATGAATAACTCTATTGTTAATAACTTTCATGCTCCCTTGTGGAACAGGTAAGCCATCAACAAAAAAATTTATCACATAATAATTGTAACTAAATCTTGCACAATTACAAACTTGTCTGCACCTGACTCATCTCTTACATGTAAGTCGTAAGTTCCAGTGTGGTCAGGACCATCAATGCTTTGCACCATCAAAATTTTATTGTTTTGTAAAATTCTGTCGCCGCATTGCATATTACTTGCTTTAGTTACTAATAGCGTTGCCATATCCTGCCCTTTCAGGAGTAATGATTACGAAATAGTGTAACACTTTTTAATTACGGTAGAAACTTTAACTAAGTAACCTTTTGTGGGCGGCTGACGCTTCATCTGTATCGGTCTGTTTTCTTCTAGGATTGCTTGCCGTAATTTATCTAATGCTACAAACAAAATTAAAGTGTCTAATTGAAATGCCCAAAAGTCCGCCTTACTGATAGATACCCCGCTTGGTATCCATTTATCGTAATAAGTTGAAAACTGTTCTGTTTCTATGTAGAGGTTGCCTGTTTCGCGCCATCTCAGGTCGCGCTTTACCTCAATCTTGTTTTTACCATTGAACAAGCGGCGCACAAGTTCTTCTGAGTATTGACCCTCTGCAAGGTCAATATCCCAATCGCTAAATTTGCCCACGCAGTAGCACCTTTATGTTCTCAGGCATAGGAACAGCCTTTTGCTTTTGTTCTTCTAGTTCTTTTTGCCACCGTAATGTTTCCTCTATATCGCGGCGGCGTCTTTCCTCAATCATTTTCCTGTGTTCTGCTTCTTTTTCATCAGCGGTCTTAATGCGTTCAGGTAATGGCTCATCATTCCAACGACCAGCATGTAGCCATGTTGTTGGGTGAGCAGTGAAAGCATCTACGCGGTTAGGGTCATCTGAATATCTCAAAGCCCCTGCAATAATTACATTTTCCTCTGTTGTTTTGATTGCTCTTGCATAGGCTCTCTCTGCCGCTTGCTTGCCAACCTTTCTTGGGTAAACCTTCCAAAATTCCTCAAACAGGTTTGTATCTAAGTTCTTCTTAGATAGTACTTCTAAAGGAGTGCGGTTTTCCGACTGCGGGTGACCAGAATTCGGTTTTTGGACTTCGGTTGCCTCATAATTCGGTGTGTCATAAACAATGCTTACGGTTTCAAATTGCCCATTGTCTTTGCGCAATTTTTGTGTCCGCATATATCCCACCTCCCGCAGTTCCTTTAGTGCGGTCAGGATTGCGTGGCGACCTTCTGAACCTGACCGCGCCAAAGAATCCGCCGATATGCGCCAGTTATCAGGGCGGCTCAAGATGTCTAGCAGTACACCTCTTGCACGATAACTAAGGCGCGTATCTCTGATGACGGAATTTGAGATAACACTGAAATTACTTTCTACTCTAGGTGAGCGAATGATGCTCATTGCTTCTCCTTTGTATCTCCAACACATTCCATAATGTCGCTATAACTTATCCCAACTTCTTCAAAAGCAAAAAGCGCTCGCCTCTGTTGATTTGGATATTTCTTAGGATTACGGAATGAATAACGCTCAACACTTGTCATGCCGCCCCATACGCCATAGTCCTCATGCTCCATGGCGTAGGTCAAACAAGTTTTCCAAATCGGGCAGGCTAAACAAATTGTCCGCAGAGCATTGATGTATTCGTAAGCAACAATGCTTCTTTCTTCTTCCACATTGTAAAAAATGTCCGTGTAAACAGAATCTCTACAAGCGGCGTTTTTCCAATTTATTTCATGGTACTTGGGCAACCTACTTCTCCTGACGGGTCAAAGTACGGGCAATAATCTTTGCAAAAAGTTACAAAGAGTTGGGGCGCGGGCGGTTGTTCATCTGTTGCCGCCCACTGTTTTAGATTGCGTAGCCATTCCAGCGCTTCAAGGGCAACATGTGGCTTGTATTCATCTTGCCATATTTTTATGTCCGTCATTTTGCCATCGCGGGGAATACCCACAAGAGCAACATTTTTGACTTCATAACCTTGTTGTTCTAATAACCAACCGTAAACCTGTATCTGCCATTGTTCCTGGTCTTTACCCAGGTAGCGCATACTGCTTTTGGTTTTGGTTTTGAAATCAACAACTAATCCAAGGTCCTTAATAAATAAATCACAATGACCTCTAATCTCAGGGTGATTTAGTTCAATCTCAATCATGAAATTGTCACCAAAAGGGTCCAGGCGTTGCATAGCCTTTTCCATTCCTGAATGTATAAAGGTTCCCAGGATTGCGCCTAAGGTTTCTGTTTGATTCACCTTAGGAGTTTGCTTTAGGTCATGCCATACGCGCCTAGAACAACCACCAAGAGAAGAAGGACCTACTTCAACTTGTGTTGAGCGTGAGCGGCTTGCGTCATAACCTCGCAAAGATTTAACAACCATATCTTGTAAATCAATCATGAGTTGTCCTGATTTACAAGCGTTGCTAACCACGCCCATAATTCTTCTAAATACGCACTAAACATAGTAAACCAATTCCAAATTTCAGTAGATGGCTCATTTTCTGTTTCTGTATTTTCTTCAACGCTTGTAGTTACTGTAATTGTTTCCGTTGCGACAGAACCACTAGAAATCACGGTTGCTGTTTCAGTTGTTACCGTGCTTGTTTCTACCGCAGGAGGAAGCGTAGTAATAGGCGAAGGAGTCGGTGTCGGAGTAGGCGTTGCCACTACGGTTGGATTCCAGCGTTCTTTTGTTTCTATTGCAGTAATTGTTACAGGGTTTTCATTGATTAGCACTGTTGTAGGTTCTTTTAATTCAGTGCGTGTCGTTTTGGTCCACTCATTGTTTTCTGTATTTACTTTGAGTTGTACATTTGGGTCGGTTGGTGCAGGTATGCCTGCAACATTTCCCGTATTCGGGTCAGCCTTAAATTGCAAAACATAACGCTCTCCTGCTTGCAATGTTGCCTTTGCATACGGTGAATTCACATCGCCGCATACATCGGGTGTACAAACTATGGCTCCGCCAATGGCTTTACCGTTGGCATCTACCTTTACCCAAGCACCTTGGTCGTTAGCCGTAGCAGGCGCAGGAACAATAAATGTTGTTAATAAAAGTACTACTGCAAATAATTTAGCCTTCATAATTATTCTTTTTCCATTCTTGTTGTTTGTTTGAAAAAAACATTTGGATTTGTTGCAAGTCATAAATAATTCCCTGCATACGCATCATGGCGTAAGTAATGCCAACCCTACGCCCTATGTAATAACTGATAAAAGAGACAAGCGCGACCAATAAAAATGTTGTCATAGGTCCATGCTCGTTCTAACTGAGGCGCTCATGCTACGAGTCAAATCAACCTGTACCCGCAAACGCGCAACATTGTTACGCGCCGCTTTTACTCTTGCCTCAATAATGTTTGCCTCAAAGTGTAATTTTTCATTCTCCAATAACGCCAAATCATCGCGCTCTTGGATTGTGTAATTCTTGCCAGTTGGCGAAGATTTACTTGCATAACTCATACGAGTACGCGCCATAGAAACCTCATACTCTGATTTCTTTGCGTGATATTCAGATTCGCATTGATTGAGTTCCTCGTGAGCGCCATCAATTTCTTTTGATAGCGAATAGAGGCGAGCCTCAATCTGTTGTGGAGTTACTATCTGCGCCATCTTTTTCCTTTACTACATGTAGTCCTTGTGCCTCCTGGCGATTTTGTAACTGAATCAATTTGCCCGCATCGGCTGATAAATCAAACGGGTCAGCGGACATTTGAAATCCTGCTCGCTCCATCGCTTCTGCTAGGGCTTCAGGAAATACATCAAGTTCTTTTGCCACCGCGCGAATACCAAGCGCGTTTTGATGCACGCTCAGTATGTATCCAGCGGAAGGAACAAATTTCTTTTGTTTGTCGCTCATGCAAATTCACGCTTCTTTCTATTTACAATGTCCAAAAGAGTTACACCATTTGTGCGCACATCTTTCAATGACGCATATTGGGTGTAAATGCTTTTGAGTTGCTCTAATGATGTTGCGGTATCAGCCAAAGCAATCGCCATCTCTGCTTCTTTTAGTTGAGCCTCTGTAATCTTTTGCTCAACAACTTTAGGAGCAGTCGTTGTAACGCGTTCTGCTTTCTCCATATCCAGTTTTGTTGGGCGTACAGGCTTCTTAGTGTTTGGGTCTGTACCCATATAACCCGCAAGGCTTAATGCACGCCCTGCGGCGCTTGTAGAGGCGTTTTCAAGGGCGCTAGTTTTGTTGATATGACTAGAGCCAACAACTTCCTCAGCGTAATCAACAGCCTTCAAAACATCACCATAAAACAAAGATGCTTTGACCACATATTGCAATGGGCGTTGTGTTTGTGGGTCACGCGCAATGTCCACAATCTCTGTAATTATTCTCAAGTCAGGGTGGTCAGTAAGTGCGCGTTGTAATCTTTCTGCCACCGTTTCATAGTGCGATAAATCAAATGCCATTATTTCGCCTCCTTGTTTGCAACTTGTTCTTCCAACCATTTGATGTCTTTATTAACCGTATCAAAATGACCAAGACCCTCAATCAATCTGATGAGTTGGCTTTTCTCCTGCAATGCAAGTAACCGTAATCTTTCGGTTCTATTGCGCCGCATGGATTCCAGTAATTGTTCTTCTGTTCGCATTACGCCTTCTTTCTATCGGGGGGCAGGTTGCCCCATGGGTAGGCAGACCTTATACCCACCCACTGACATTACAAAAGACCCTCAAACGGTGTGTCGCAAAAATTATTCATAACCAGTGCAATAATCAGGGGTCCAGGAGGTCTGCTATGGCACAAGCAAGGGTTCACATCAGCCTGTTCAACTTAATTGTAGAAACTGAGGCTGACTTTCAATATCCTGACATGATGCAGGATTTAACTAATCGGGCGCTGACCAGTTTCATAGCCACTATGGACTACTGCAAGGCAAACAACATGGACATTAGGTCAGAGGATTTTGATTTAGAAGATGAAGAATGATGGTGATTGCACTAAAGAATCCATGCCATCATTAGATGACGCAATAGATTCTTGGGATAACTTAGGCTTTTAGTCCAGCCAAACTTTGTAACCAGCGGTTACTCTGCCCTTTACTGGGTCAATGAAATGCAATCTTTGACTTGGTGTCGCAGTCGCGGCGAGCATGACACCTGCATAACGGTTGTCTGATTCGGTAGAACCAGTTTGGTAAACACTGCCCAATCCATTTGCAAGAGCCCATTCTGCATGGGTGTGGTAATGACCAACATAGACATCTCTGAATTCCCATGGGTAAGAGCCACTGCGCCATCTATTGATGTGTTGGACAATCGTTGATGGAGATGCAAAACCGTTACGACCAACTTCATCGCCATGTATAACAAGTGCGCGATACTCTCCGATTTGTACCCTTTGTATATCATCAGGACATTCTTGCCAGGTAAGGCGCTTTTCTTTTGCAAGTAATTGCCGCGCCAACTCATAACACATTCGGTCAAAATTGTCAGAGCGAGGAACATTATCGCGCTTACTTCCAATACGCCCATGATTACCCCATTCAGGAACTACCGTAACTTTTTCATAATGTTGTAGCGCATAACGCACTACATCAACACAAAGCCTACTGACATTAACATATTGCTCAAACAAAGTGGCATCAATTTCAAATACCTGCGTAGGAAAATTGAACAAACCTTCAACCATATCTCCGCCAAAAAGTATGTAACATTCTTTTACGGGGTGGTCTGCTCGCTGTATCTCTGTTATTCGTACAGCCTTTTCTGCAAATTCCAATACGCGCTTGCGCATTATCTTAGAGTTGTAGGTTGTTGTTTTCTTTGCGCCCTGCCAATCAGTCATGTGCCATAGAGCAACTTCTGCTTTGCCGCTGGCACTTTTTGCCACCTTTTGCTCCACAGGTTTAAGAGGACCCATCGTAAGCATTGCATCATAAGCCGCGCGGTGTGTTGCTTCTACTAAATCCTCATTCCGCATTTTTGCTTTAATTAGTTGCTTTTGCAATCTGTACAAAGCATTGCGTAATTCTTTTACATCTTCTGACTCAACACCCTCAGGCATATTTTTTAGATTATCTTCTAGGCTCATGGTTTCACTATCTCATGGGCGTGGTAAATGTAACCTTGTTTGTCTATCCAAGAATCTTCGTGCTGTGGATTCTTAAACAAGCGGACAGTCTTTAGACTATCCATCATCAAGGCTACTTGCCATGCTTCTATTGGTTTATCTAAATCTAAAAGAGCGCCCCATATCTTGCCTATCTTTTCAAAGTTTTCCTGGGCATTGCCATACTCACTTTGTCTGTTATTTAAGATTTCGTTTATTTTGGACATTTACATATCCCTTTTTGGTGCGCTCTAACAGAATCGGCGCTAGTTTTGATGCCTTCTTGTCTTATTGCTCTGACTATAAGACTTACTGGCATACCCGTTGCCCAGGCTTCATCTAAAGCCTTTTTGTCTTGAGGATTTAGATTGTCATACATAACTTGATAGGCGCAAACTGTATGGCTTCTTTTAGAACTTTTCCTTAATTCTTCTAATGATTTTCCTAGACTCATAACCACCTCCGCTCATAGCCTAACACAAAGTGTAAATGAGCAGTTTAGACTCATACTCAGGAGTGCTTTCCCATGGAGGCGGGAAATCTATGCCTTTTTCTTAGGTGCTTTCTTTACAGGCTTCTTTGCTAATTTGTTTATTTCTAGTTCTACCCATTGAGCAACCTTGCCAAAAGCAGGGTCATTCTTATCAATGGCGCGGATTGCAGGACCTACGATTGCGGCAACTGTACCAGCAATCAAAGCCTTTACATTTGCATCAGGATTGACTACCCAAACGCTTGCGGCAGTTAGAACAAAATGGCGCAATGCGGATTTGAGTTTGGCTATATCTTTTTCTTTCATGCTTTCTCCTTTATAGGGCGAGCCACTGCCATGACAACTGAGTAGGGGCGCTTCTTGCGATAGACCCCACCGCCATTGCTTTGGCTACCCTTTTTGTTAGGGCTTGTATTGCCTTCTATGCAATACAAATGACCGCTACGGTTTTTGACAACAATTCCAACATGGTCAGGCTGAGCATCGGTATCAAATTGGAAAAATGCTATGTCGCCTGGTTCTGCTTGTCCAATCGGTACTAATTTATCTTTAGCGGCAAACCATTTAAGCCCTGCATCGCATGAGGCAAAACCTTTTGAGTTACTTGCCGCTATCTTCTTGCTTAATCCTGCTTTGTAAAAAACCCAAGATACAAACATTGCGCACCAAGGTTGTTTATTTAGCCCATACCATTTACCAAATTTAGTGTCATTGTTTGTGCCTTCTTCATATTTTAATTCTTGTTTTGCATAAAACAAAACTGTTTCTATTTTGCCTTCTGTCAGACTCATGGGCGCTCCACTAATAATCTATAAATTTCATCTACGCGTAGTTCTAATTTATCTACTTTGGCATCTATGTCGCGTACTTTATCTTTGATGCTTGTTCCGCCATTTGGTTTTAATTCTGCTAAATAATACTTAACTAAATGACGCACACTCATAGCAAATGCGCCTACTAAGGTTGTTACGCCAACCAATATGCCTACCCATTGTTCTATGCTCATAACGGAAAATGATAACAGTTATGCGATTATTGCAACGCCGTTGAGAATAAGTTTAGAAGTGCTGTCTAAAACCGTTGGTGAATTATGGTCCACAATAGCGGAACCGCCGTTAGAGGTAGGTGACCATAAATACATATCTGATGAGCCTTCTGCTAATAGACCAAATATAGTGTAAGTATTTCCATTATCTGTAATGTATCCAGGCGCAACAACATCATGTTCAAAAGTTGGAAAACTACCAGGCAAAGTAAAATAAATTTGACCCGTACCCCAACTTGTAACAGTTGTGCCTAAAATCTCTGCATAGGCTGTAAGCATTTTACCTACGCGCTCGCCTTCCACTGTAACGGGGTTGCCTGTGTATGTGATGTTGCTATTTGTAGTTTTTAATACTGGGTTAGTAAAAATAATAGTAGGAGATAAATTATTGTCTGCAATTTCAATCCAAGCAGAGCCATTCCAGTATTTGAGTAAGTCGGCATCAGTGTCGTAAAACAAATCTCCTATGCGAGGATTAGTAGGAGTTGAAGTTGCAAAATCCACATTAGGGGCAGTTAAGCGTTGCGCGGTTTCTAACTTCTGTAAGCGTTGGTCAATATCTTTGAAAAACCTATGCAAGTCAAAAGGTTGATTGATATATGCCATGACGCCTCTTATTCGCTCGCTGTGAGTGTAAGCGTAACGCGTTCAGGACCATCTTCGCCAGGTTGTATATTCAAAGCCACTATGCGATATACCGCATCAAGGGTTCCAGGGAAACGCTCATCTGTAATAATTAAACGCGCATCATCACCAATGTTGTAATCATTTAGAGTCGGCGGAATATAAGCAGGCACAACAATCTTTATAGTTGTCGGCGGGAAAGACACTGCTAGGACCTGACCTAAAGATAATTCATCAAGCAAAACAGGGTCAGTGACATCTGAATAGTTAGCAACATCTTCTAGGACTGCCCAACCTTCTGTAATTTTTGTTGTATCTTGCGCAATAGAAATTAACTTGCCTTCGTTGGAACCTGCACCTAATGCAAAGATTGTGTTGGCGGCTATTGAGGCATCTTCAGGGTATTCGTATTCAACAATGTTGCCCGCAGGAAATATAAATACCAATGCCTCAGGGTCATTAAGGTCATAAATTACGCCCGTGCGTGGATAACCAAGAACTAAAGTTTTAATTGGCTCATCTGTAATGGGGTCATAAGAAACATCAATTAAGAAATCAAAGCCATCATCTGCGCGCGATAAATCTTGAATAGCCTGGTAAACATTCTTTAATTCATAATCATAATAAACGCGGTCAATGAGAACGCCTGAGGTTTCACTGCCTGTTATTACCCCAATGTCGCCGCTAGGCACTAATTGCGCATCATCAATAAGGGTGCGGGCAATTACTAATTGGTCTGTATTGGTAAAAGTGTCAGTAGTAGATATGCGGCGGCGCTCAAAATAAGATTCAAACTCACGGGCTGTTAGACTTAGAACTTGCTCAGCGCTGTTGTAGGTGCGGTTCCATATAATGCCGCCCCAAATTAAATCTCCATTACGGTCCACATAGATTGCAGAGCGACCAGGAATGGTAGAAGCATTAACATTAAATTCGGCAGAGTTAAGGGCAGAAAGTAATACATGCCCATTGAGCGTGCCTGATTGGTTCAACTGTTGGGTGAATGAAACACCCGTTAGCGGTAACTCCGCAATAATCTCATTGGTTAAGAGGTCGGCAAATAAATACCGATAAGTGGTAGTCATTTGCTAACTCCTTAATAAGTTATTGAGCCGCTTCCAGTAAATGTGTAAATCGTATAACCGCCTGATGTCGTTACAGTAGGGCTTCCTGTTGTAGCAGTTGCCGCAACAAGCGCGCGCAAAATTACTACGCCTGAGCCGCCTGCGCCACCTGTGTTGTCTGGCAAACCACTGTCAGTAGAAGCCCCACCTGCGCCACCGCCAGTATTTGCAGTTCCCGCAGTTCCATTTCCATTGGCATTTCCCG